TGATTCCTGCCCCAAGTGTGGGGAATATTGCAATCACAAGTGTTCTGTTGCGGCTTCCCATGTGATAAGCTGGCACAAAGAACCCTGTGTTTCCTGTGAACACAACCCGTATAGAAAGAACCATCATTGGAACGGCGAAAGGTGGGAAAAGAATGAATTGGGATGAACGGTTTGAAAAGACATTCTTCACCCCTGAAGAAATCAAGGAATCTGACAGGCGGGTTGTCGCCATTCAGAAAGAACTTGACCGAGAAGATATTATTTTGCTATTGCGGGCTTGCCTTGTTTCAAGAAATTCGGTTGGGTTGTGCGTTGTCCAGCCTGAAATCATCCATGAACTATTGATCTATTTGGAAAGGACGAAAGATGATCTGAAATGAGTACAACCATATTGATCAAGGGGGACAAGCGCCCCGAAACCATCTTTGATGATGAACAGTTCGCCCGTTTGCTGGATGAACGGTTGGGCTATGATGCCGCGCAGTATTTCCGGGACGCAACGGACACGGAATATTTGCAGAAAAACATGAAGCTGACCGATGATCAAATCTTGAACGAAGGCTGGTGTTCCGGCGAATGTGACCGGGTTCAGCGAACGCAAGAGCATTGGGAAAACCTACTGAAAGAGGTTGGGGAACTGGCCCGTGAAATCTATGACAAGATTCTGGAAGGCTATGTTGTGGGCGGCAGACGGACGAAAAAGGAACAGTTTGCCATTGACAAGGCCATTCAGATTATGAAGGTGGTGAACGGGAACACATGACCCATGATCTTGACAAGCTGGGCGATTACAATTCCTTTGAAATCGTCCACAATGGCAATCTGTACCGGGCAACGCTGGAACGGGGAATGTATGCTGATTATCCCTTTCAGTTATACATTGAATGTGTGGATTGGGACACCCGGCAGCGGTTCCCCGAATTCAGCAACGCATATAAAACGGCAAAGGCAGCTTTGAACAAGCTGGCCCACTATTGGAAGGGTGAAACCGTGGAATGGCGCAAACTGTGAAGCGGCTTCCCCAATCTGACACAGGCGCAGGGGCTTTGTAACAGATCGTTACAGATGAAACGGCACATCTGTAACATGATCTGTAACACGGAAAACCCTTGCAAATACAGGATTTTCAGGGTGTGACGGTGGCCTTGTAACAGATGTTACAGATGTTCCGACTTCTTTATTATTTCTATTTACGAAGGTACGAAGAACACAGTATATTATAATATTATAGTCCTTCGTCTTTGCAAATGTTTCAAGTAATACAAGATAATCTGTTACATCTGTAACGGACACCCTGAAAACCCCTGTCCCACAAGGGTTTTGACGTGTTACAGATCGAAAATCATATCTGTAACAGACTTTAGTCTGTTTTGATGTGAAAACCCTTGTCCTATCGGCGTTTTCAGCATGTTACAGATGTTGTTACAGATGTTCACCCATGATCTGTTACAAACCCCGGTTTTCGGAATTTTTGAATTTTTTTTCTGAAAGAAGGATGATCTGATTGAAAGTCAAACTGACCGCCAAGCAATATCTGAATCAGGCATACCGCTTGAATGAACTGATTGAATCCCACATTGAGGAATTGCGCATGTTGCGTGAAACATCGGACGGCCTTTCTGCTGTGAACTATGACAAAGAACGGGTTCAGACCAATAACACCACGTCCCCGGTTGAAACTACGGTTCAAAAAATCATGGCACAAGAAGATAAAATCAATGCGGAAATTGACCGCTTTGTTGATCTGAAGGCCGAAATTCACACGGAAATCAGCAAGGTTTCTGACCCGACTGAACAACTTGTTCTTCGGTTGCGCTATATCCAGTTCAAATCATGGCCGGACATTCAGGGCATTCTTGGCAAGAAAGAACGGCGGGCCTTTGTGATTCACACCACGGCCCTGAACCATTTCAAGGTTCCTGACAGTCCGTTTGCCTATCGGGAAATCTGAAATTTCTGAATTATTTTTCCCGTGAGTGCAGGAAAGTGCAGTTCATTGACATTGAAATGCAGTTTATAAGTGTGATAAAGTATAGTGTGTGAAATCCCGGTTGAACGTTCCTGCATAGCAGGGACGTTCAATTTTTATTCCGAAGAAAGGCGGTGAAGCGGGATGACCGACAAACAGAAAGTTTTCTGTGAAGAATACCTGATCGACCTGAACGCGACACAGGCCGCGATTCGGGCGGGGTACAGCGTGGCAACGGCCAATGAACAGGGGGCGCGGCTGTTAGCGAATGTTAGTGTTCAACGGGAAATTGAACGGCTGAAGGCTGAACGTTCCCGCCGAACGGGAATCACGGCTGACCGGGTTCTTCAGGAATTGGCCCGAATCGGCTTTGTGAATCCAATGGACGTGATTGACGCTGATGACGCAACCGTTCGGGGTTCTGCCAACGCTGATGACATGGCCGCGATTGCTTCCGTCAAGGTCAAGGTCATTCCCGGCAAGTTTGGGGATGACGGCTTTGAACGGGAAGTCAGATTGCATGACAAGGTGAAGGCCCTTGAACTGATGGGCAAACATCTTGGAATGTTCACCGACAAGGTTGATCTGAACGGCAATGTCCCGGTGATCATTTCGGGGGTTGATGCGCTTGAAGATTGAACCCATCAAAATCAACCTGCCTGACGTGGTGGGCAAGGGTTATGGTTCATTCTGGCGGTTCCGTGGCCGTTATCGTGTTTGCAAGGGTTCCCGCGCAAGCAAGAAATCAACCACCACGGCAATGAACTTCATATATCGGATGATGGAAACCCCCGGTTCAAATCTGCTGGTTATTCGCAAGGTGTACAGGACAATCAAAGATTCCTGCTATACGCAACTTTTATGGGCAATCCGGCGTTTGAAGGTTGAACGGTTCTGGGAGTGGAAAGAAAGCCCGCTGGAAATCACCTATAAACCCACGGGACAGAAAATCTATTTCAGGGGCCTTGATGACCCCTTGAAAATCACGTCCATCACGGTTGAAAACGGTTCATTGTGCTGGATGTGGATTGAAGAAGCCTATGAAATAATGAACGAATCCGACTTTGAAATGTTGGATGAATCCATTCGTGGCGCTTCTGATGACCCGAATTTGTTCAAGCAAATCACCCTGACGTTCAACCCGTGGAATCAACGGCATTGGATAAAGAAACGGTTCTTTGATGCTGATGACCCTGAAATCCTTGCCATGACCACGAATTACATGTGTAATGAATGGTTGGATGAATCAGACCTGAACCTGTTTGAACGCATGAAAGAACAGAATCCCCGGCGTTACCGTGTGGCAGGGCTTGGGGATTGGGGCGTGGTTGAAGGTCTGGTTTATGACAAGTGGCGGGAAGAAGCCTTTGACATTGATCAGATTCGGGGCTTGCCGTCCGTCAAGTCTGTGTTCGGTCTTGACTTCGGTTATACCAATGACCCCACGGCCCTGTTCTGTGGCCTGATTGACCCCACGGCAAAAACGCTGTGGGTGTTTGATGAACTGTATCAACAGGGCATGTCAAACGAAGCCATTTATGCCGCTGTGGTTCGGTTGGGGTACAGCAAGGAAAAGATTCGGGCTGATTCCGCTGAACCGAAAAGCATTGACCGCCTTCGTGATCTGGGCTTGTCCCATATTCGCGGGGCGCGGAAGGGCAAGGACAGCGTGAACAACGGGATTGACTATCTTCAGGATTTTCAAATCATCGTTCATCCGCGCTGTGTGAACTTTATAACTGAAATCGGGAACTATGCGTGGGACACGGACACCAAGACGGGAAAGCGCCTGAACGTTCCCATTGATGACTTCAATCACCTGATGGACGCTATGCGTTACGGGTGCGAAGATTTCATCAAGGGCGATTCGTTCAGCTTCGATTGATCGGGGGCGTTGTGATATGCCGAAAGAACTGTTGATCGGGGTGGGCGTTCTGCTGGCCCTGTTTTTGATCTTCAGCGTGGTCATGTTGGTTGCTATCTACTGGACACACAAATATTAGTGACGGGATAGTAACAAAACGGCCCGAAAAGCCTTGAAATATAAGGCTATATAAACATTGTTTCATGTGAAAGGCGGGTGATTCTATGGCAAGGCGCGGCAGAATGGCCGCTGGTTTCTGGATGATGCAGCGGCAAAAAGGCGAAGGCGTTGTCAACCCGGATAATCCCTATAACCTGCCCGAATTCATCTTGACGGGAACACCCTATTTCGGGGCTGTGTCCCTGACTGAAGCGTTCGTTCTGATCATCCTTTGATCTGAACATGATTTTGAAATGAAACGGGGTGAATCCATTGTTCAACTTTGCTGATCTGCCCCCGGTTGACCGCCAAAGGCGGGAAGTGATGACTGACAAACAGTTTATTGAACGGGAAATCACCCGGTTCAAGGCTTCCAAGCGGCGGCGCGAAATGCTGACCGGGGAAAGGTATTTTCAGGGCCTTCACGATATTCTGTCCCGGAAAAGAACCGCGATTGGGGATGACGGGGAACTGACCGAAGTCAAGAACCTGCCCAACAATCGGATTGTGGACAACCAATATAGAAAGATGGTCACGCAGAAGGCAAATTACCTGTGTGGTCAACCGCTGACCTTTCAGACCGAAAACACGGCCTTTGCCGATGCCCTGAAGGACGTTCTGGGCAAGAAGTTCAATCGCCTGATGAAGAACGTTTCAAAGGACGCGCTGAACGAAGGCATTGTCTGGTTGTTCCCCACGTTCGATGATGACGGTTGCCTGATTTTCAAGAAGTTCAAAGGCCATGAAATGATTCCCGGCTGGCGGGACGCTGACCACACGATTCTTGATTACTGTATCAGGCTGTATTCCATGATCAGCTATGAACGGGATGAAGAACGAATCGTTGAAAAGGTGGAAGTCTTTGACGAAACGGGAATCAGTTATTTCCAGCTTGACGGCGGGGAACTGACCCCCGAAGAACCGTTCCACGAAGCCTATTTCACGGTTGACGGTGTTCATCCGTTCAACTGGACGCGCATTCCCTTGATTCCGTTCAAGCGGGATTCGGAGGAAATGCCCTTGATTCGGAACGTGAAAAGCCTTCAGGACGGATTGAACAGCATTCTTTCCAACTTTGAAAACAACATGGAAGAGGATGCCCGAAACACAATCCTGATCTTGGTCAACTATGACGGTGAAAATCTGGGCGAATTCCGGCGCAACCTTGCCCAATATGGCGCGGTGAAGGTTCGGACGGTGGACGGCGCGGCGGGTGACCTGAAAACCCTTGAAATCGAAGTCAACGGCGAAAACTATAAAACCATTCTTGAAATATTCAAGAAGGCCATTATTGAAAACGCTATGGGCTATGACGCAAAGGATGACCGAATCACCGGGGAACCCAACCAAATGAACATTCAATCCATGTACAATGACATTGATTTGGACGCAAACGACATGGAAACCGAATTTCAGGCCGCGCTTGATGAACTGTTGTGGTTCGTCCGCTGTCACCTTGCCAATGTGGGTGCGGGTGACTTTGAAAATGATGATCTGGAAATCATCTTCAACCGGGATTTGCCGATGGTTGAATCTGAAGTGATTGCTAACATCAAAATGTCCGTGGGCCTGTTGTCTGACGAAACCCTGATTGCGCAACACCCGTGGGTTGATGACCCGAAGGCCGAATTGAAAAGGGTTCAGGAACAGAAAAAGCGCGAATTGGAAGAAGTCTATGCCGGGGCCTTCCCCAATCAGAAAAAGCCGAATCAACCCTTGAACAAAGGGGTGAACAAGCCGAATGAGCAGGGAAAGTGATTATTGGGCTGAACGGTGGGTTCAGCTTGAAGATTCCAACCATCGGCGGGCAGAAGAAACGATGACTGTTATTGATGGGGCATACCGTCAGGCCGAACGGGAAGTTGAACAGCAACTTTCAACGTGGTATCAACGGTTTGCCGATAATAACGGAATCGTTGACATGGCTGAAGCGCGGCGGTTGCTGAACAGCGGTGAACTTGCTGAATTCAAGTGGACGGTTGAACAGTATATCCAGCATGGCCGGGAAAACGGCATTTCTGCCGATTGGTCAAAGGAACTGGAAAACGCTTCGGCGCGGTTCCACGTCACCCGGCTTGAAGCCTTGCGCCTGAACATCCAGCAATCAGCGGAAGTTCTGTTCTGGAATCAGCTTGACCAAATAGATGACCTGATGCGTCAAACCTATATGGGCAGCTATTACCACACGGCATTCACAATTCAAACCGGGGTTGGTGTGGGCTGGAACGTTGCCATGTTGAATCAGGGCGCGGTTCAGGTTGCCGTGAATCGTCCGTGGTCATTCGATGGCCGGAACTTTTCTGATCGAATCTGGGCGAATCGAACGGCCCTGATCAATGACCTTCAGCGGAACTTGACCCAATCCCTGATGATGGAAAACACCTGTGACAAGACCATTGAAGCCCTGATGAACCGATTCGGGGTTTCACGGAATCAGGCGGCACGGTTGGTTCATACCGAAAACGCTTATATTCATTCCGTGGCGCAGGGTGATTCATACCGGGCAAACGGGGTCAGGAAGGTCATTTTCGTTGCAACGCTGGATGATCGGACTTCGGACATTTGCCGGGACATGGACGGAACAATCATTGACATGAAGGACTATGCCCCCGGTCAGACTGTCCCGCCCCTTCATCCGTGGTGCAGGTCTGTGACCGCCCCCTATTCGGATTTGCTGGCCGGAATTGGGGAACGTGCGGCCCGTGACCCTGAAACGGGAAAGACGTATTATGTCCCCCGTGATATGACATACAAGGATTGGCAAAACACCTTCGTCAATGGTGGCCCGAAAACCGGGTTGACCCCTACAACCGCCTATCCGTTCAATCATAGCTGTGAACTGGCCGCGAAATTCGGAACGGCCTATTATGATGAACTTCACAGGCGGGTTGGACAATGTACGAACCCGGACTTGCAACGGGTCTGGGCGGCGCATGAATCCGAAGTTCGTGTGGGTGATGCTAAATACCGGGGGCATGAATATTGTTCGGGTGATACCATCTATGTGAACGGCCCCCGTGACGCAAAAGGCACGTCATGGCAAGCGCCCTATCAGGTGACCTTCCATGAATCCGGTCATGCTCTTGACAGCATTGTTTCAGGGCAGACCCCCGGATTCACCCGGCATTTTTCGGGCAGGTATCAAAACGGCCTGTTCCCGAAAACCATCAAGGACGAAGTGGGCGCTATGGTTTCAGCAAAAGACGCTGATCTGAAAGCCCAATGGAAAGCCCATGAAGGTGATTGGGATTGGTTGCACAAGAACGGCCTGATTTCTGATAGCAATTATCAGTTTTATCAGCGTTATGGTAGTTGGCTGGGCGGTGAACCGAAGTATTCAAAATCAATGGCATATAAAGCCATTGAACGGGAAATCATGGCCTTGTCCCCTTTACAAAAGGCCGATTTGTCCGATATAATTGAAGGTGCGACTGGCGCAAAGATTCAGGCCGGGTTCGGCCACGGGAAAAGCTATTGGACGAAAAGAACCATCGGCGGCATTGCTGATGGTCTTGCAACTGAAGCCTTTGCCGAAATGGTTGATTCCGAAATGTCCAACCCTGACAGCTTGGCAATCTTGAAACAATGGTTGCCCAAGTCCTACGGGGTATTTTGCGATATGCTGAAAGCTATCAAATAAAGGGGTGATGATCATGGATAATCTGGAAAATGCGCTGAACGAATACCGGGAACGGTTTGACGAAAATTTCCCCGTCATGCTGTTCAGGTCTACCCCCGAAGATGAACTGATTCAGACGGTTCGGAAATGCCTTGCTGATGGCAAGCCCTTTGAACCTGATCTGGATGACATGGCCGACTATTGATGACCGCCCACACGGGCGGTTTTCTTATGTCCGTTGTCAGGCACGTCCTATAAGGACAGACGGGGACACCCTCCACCCGTTGTTCTTCTCGCCCTGTTTCGGGGGACGGGGGTTCGGTGCTTACCCCGTTTCCTGATTCTGTGGGTGCAAAGATGAACTAATGTGCCGTTTATATAAACGCCTTTTCCCCTGTGGAATGGGCGTTTTCCTGTTGGTAAACCCCCACAAGGGTTTATATATTTCGCTATTCCGTGCGAAAACGGAACATCCCGAAACCTGACTGAACAGGGTCAACAAATGTGGGATAGAAAGGACGGTTGAACATGAAAAAGGATGATCTGATCAAGCTGGGGTTGGACGAAGAAACCGCTGAAAAAGTGGCGGCAGCGTCCACCGAAGAACTGAAAGGGTTCATTCCGAAGGCGCGATTCGATGAAGTGAACACGGCAAAGAATCACGCTGAAGAGCAGGTCAAGGAACGTGACAAGCAGATTGAGGGGCTGAAAGCAGCTTCCGGGGACGCTGAATCCCTGAAAAAGCAGATTGAAACCCTTCAGGCAGCAAACAAGCAAAAAGATTCGGAACATGCCGCCGAAATCAAGAAGCTGAAGATTGATGCCGCTGTGGATGCCGCCTTGACAGCGGCCAAGGCAAAGAACCTGAAAGCGGCCCGCGCTTTACTGGATTTGGACAAGGCCGAATTGTCCAATGACGGCACGGTGAAGGGTCTGGCCGAACAGATTGAAAAGCTGAAGGCCGGGGATGACACCAAATTCATGTTTGATGCGTCCAGCAAGCCGAAAATGAAAGGCGCAAAGACCGGGGAAGATGGCGTTGAGGATGGGGACGGCAAGCCCGACACGTCCAAAATGTCCTATGACGAACTTTGCGCTTATCTGGCCGAAAACCCTGACGCAAAACTTGAATAAAGTTTGCGCCCACCCATAATCAACATGAAAGGAATGATATTGAATGCCGAACAGCAAGTTTGACGCAAAGTCTTTCAATCCCGAAGCATTCAAGTATATGGTTGGCCGTGTGCCGAACCTGAAAACCAATGAGCTTCGGAAGTCCCGCGCCATTGCGGGGAACCCCGATATTCGGGAAGTGTTTTCCAGTCAGAACGGAACGTCCTATGCCCGCATTGCCATGCGCGGCCTTCTGGACGGTGACGCTGTGAACTATGACGGTCAGACCGACATTACCGCCACTTCCACCAAGACCTTTGAACAGGGCGTGGTTGTGGTTGGCCGCGCCAAGGCATGGACTGAAAAGGATTTCAGCTATGACATTACGGGCGGCGTGGATTTCATGGCGAACATTGCGCAGCAGGTGGCCGGGTATTGGGAAGGCATTGATCAGACCACCCTTCTGAAAATCCTGACTGGTATCTTTGCCATGACCGGGACGAAGAACCTTGAATTCGTCAACAACCACACCACCGAAATTCAGACCAACATGACCGCTGTTACCCTGAATTCTGCGATTCAGAAGGCTTGCGGCGCGAACAAGAAGGCGTTTTCGCTGGTGATCATGCACAGCGCGGTTGCCACGAACCTTGAAAACCTGAAGGTGCTGACTTTCCTGACGCAGACCGACAAGGACGGTCTGACCCGCGAAATCGGCCTTGCCACTTGGAACGGCAGAACCGTCATTATTGACGATGACATGCCCGTTACGGAAGTGGCCGCTTCGGGTTCTGGTTCTTCCGCTGTTGCGGCCCATACGGAATACACGACCTATGTTCTGGGCAACGGTGCGTTCAGCTATGAGAACATCGGCGCGAAGGTTCCCTATGAAATGGCCCGTGACCCCAAGACCAACGGCGGCGTTGATACGCTGTACACCCGTCAGAGGAAGGTTTTCGCCCCCTTCGGTATCAGCTATGAAAAGGCAAGTCAGGCTTCCCTTTCCCCGACTGATGCGGAACTGGCGAACGGCGCGAACTGGACGCTGGTTCATTCCGGCGAATCTACTGCCGCGAATCGAACCTTCATCAACCACAAGGCCATTCCGATTGCCCGAATCGTGTCTTGGGGCTAATGAGGGGGTGCGCTTATGGCTGATCAGACCCAAATTGAACAGTACGTTCAGAATTTGGAAAATGTTTCGGGCATGGGCGCGGCCTTCCTTCGTGATGTGTTCATGCTGATTCAGGCCATTGGGTACACGATTGATGACGCTGATGAATGGTTGGTGGGTTTCTGTGTTCAAAAAGTTGAACAGGAAATCAAAAACGCCTGTAACGTCCAGTCTGTACCTGATGGCCTGACGAAATGCGCAACCGGGCTGGTTGTGGCCGATTTCCTGACCCTGAAAAGGGCCAACGGGAACCTTGATATTGAATCCCTGACTTTTGACCCCGTGTTGAAGAGCATTCAGGAAGGTGACACCCAAATCAACTATGCAACCGAAACGGTTTCAAGCGGTGAACAGCGTTTGAACCTGTTCCTTGCCGCCTGTTATCAGGGGCGGGAACAGTTCATCGGTTACAGGCGGTTGAAATGGTAGACCACGGAAAAGAGATTCGGAAACTGTGGAAAGATCGGTGTTTGATCGAAACATCTGTTGAATACGAAAAGGAAAACAGGGCGAAGGGCAAGCGTTGGGAAACGCTGGTTTCTGATGAACCCTGTAAATTGTCCTTTTTCAACAATGTTCGGTTGAACAATCCTTCGGTTGAAATGCCGATGGCCGCGCAGGTGTTCCAGCAAGCGAAACTGTTCATTCGCCCTGATCTGAACATCCCTGCCGGATGCCGAATCACGGTTGTCACCCACAAAAACAATATCACCCTGTATTTTGAAAACAGCGGCATTCCCGCCTTCTTCACGAATCATCAGGAAATCTTGCTGGAAGTGAAACAGAAATGGGCGTAACGGTTGACACAAAGGAACTTGCGGCGTTTCGGGAAAAACTAAAAACGTTGAGCAGCGTTCAAGCCCCTATCTTCTTTGATCAGGCGGTCAAGGAAATGGCAAATTCCCTGTTGGGGTTGGTCATTCCCCGAACCCCGGTTGGAAACTATACGGGCGGCGGCACGTTGCGGCTTGGCTGGACGAACTTGCAAGCGGCGGGTTTCAATGTCCAGCGGGGCGCGGGTTCCTATACCATCACCCTGACCAATCCCACCTATTACGCAAGTTATGTGGAATATGGACACAGGCAGACCCCCGGCAGGTATGTTCCCGCAATCGGGAAACGCCTTGTCAAGTCATGGGTGGAAGGTCAACATTTCCTGAAAATATCTGAAGAAGAATTACAGGGAATCGCCCCCCAACTTCTGCAAACCCTTCTGGACAACTTTTTAAGGACGGTGATGTAATGGCAAGCCTGACAAATGAGGTATTAGACGGCGTGATTGCCGCTATTGCCGATGAATTTGACCCCATACCTGTTTATGACGAACAGGTTGAACAGGGAATGCCGGAACCGTCCTTTGCCGTCCGTTCCATTCATCCACGGCAAGCCCTGTTTCTGAATCGGCGCTATAAGCGAACTGAACTGATCGAAGTGGTTTATTTCCCCCCGAACGAGGAAGGCCGCAAGCGGAACACGAACGAGGTTCTTGAAAAGTTATTTTCAATCCTTGAATACATTCAGGCGGGAACTGACACGGTTCGGGGAACGGACATGGACGCGCACATTGATGACGAAAATCATGTGGGCGTTTTTACTGTCAGTTACAAATACTTTGTGGAATCCACCGATGATCAGCAAGAACCCGCTATAACCGAAATCAATTTGAAAGGTGTGACGGTGAAATGAAAAAGACGGACGTTGACGTTCAGGCCCCGGTTGAGGAAACCCCCGTTCCGGCCCCTGATACGTTCACCAAAGAAGCCATTCTGAAAAGCAAGCGTTGGGCGTTCCGGCGTGATGCCCTGTCCTTCCTGCTGGATGATGGCATGGAGTATTCCCACACGGATGTTGAAAACATCCTGAACGACTATATGAAAGGACAGGTGAAATAATATGGCACTTGGCGGCGGTCTGTGGTTTACACAGAACAAGAAACTTCCCGGCAGCTATATCAATTTCATTTCCATTGCGTCCGCTTCCAGCGCCCTTTCCGAACGTGGCATTGTCGCAATCGGTGTTCCGCTGGATTGGGGCGTGGACGGTGAAATTATGACTGTCACCACCGAAGATGTTCAGAAGAATTCCATGAAGCTGTTCGGGTATGAGTACACGAACGAAAAGCTGAAGGGCATTCGTGATCTGTTCCGTCATGCGGTGCGGGCCTACATCTACAAGCTGAACAGCAACACTTCCGGGGGCAAGGCAACCAACACCTTTGCAACGGCGAAGTATGCCGGAACCCGTGGCAATTCCCTTTCCATCCGCATTGCGAAGAATGCGGACGATGCGTCCAAATGGGACGTGATGACCTACCTTGCCGGGACGCTGGTTGACAGTCAGACCGTGGCGAATGCGGCGGGGCTGGTTGCGAACGATTATGTCACGTTCAAGTCTGATGCAACGTTGGCCGCGAACGCTGGCCTTGCGCTGACTGGCGGCACGGATGCCGCTGTGACCGTGGCGAATCATCAGGCGTTCTTGGACAAGATCGAATCCTATACCTTCAACGCTATCGGCGCGGTCAATGACGAAACCGTTGACGGCGCAATCGCGGTCAATGCCCTGTATGCGGCCTTCGTCAAGCGGATGCGTGACGAAATGGGCGTGAAGTTTCAGGCGGTGCTTTACCATCAGGCGGCAGACTATGAAGGCGTTGTCAACGTCAAGAATGCCGTTACTGATTCCGGCTGGTCTGCGGCTTCGCTGGTCTATTGGGTCACGGGTGTGATCGGCGGTGTGGCCGTCAACGCTTCGGCCCTGAATATGGTCTATGACGGTGAATTCACGGTCAATGTGGACTATACACAGGCGCAGCTTGAAGCGGCCATT